CCCCCTATTATCCCCCCCAAAAGTTCATATAAATTCTCTTTTTCTTTTTGTGATACTTTTTCTTTTTCTGCATCATCATTTTGCATCATTCTTAATGTTTGGCTAATATCAGCCAAATGCAAATCAATTGACTCCAAAAGAATCAGGAATTGCATGGTTTTTTGAGGAAATTCCATTTTCATATCTCCAAATAAATGTAGTTAGCCGTTTTTGCCACCATAAATGCTCACCATTGAATGAAAAGGCATGAACCCATATCAATTATCATCCACGCCTTTTCCGCGTCTCATATTCAATTTATGGCATCATTTCCTTTTCTTCAAATAGTTTTTCATTTGCGTTTCATTTGATAGCAAATCTGATACATGCCTATACCTGAATTCTTTGCCCTGTGGTGTTTTGAATCCGACATCATTTAATTTTTCTGCAATTTGGCTTTGATCGAGACCCTCACCATGCAATTCAATTGCATATGCAAAAAGTGGGGCATACTTTCCATCAGCATATGAACCTTGCACCCTTTTCCATTTGGGCTTTGTTGATTTTGCTTCTGATGATTGAATTCCACCTGTCAATTCATGCAGCTTTTTTTGCATACTATGAACCAAGTCTGTCAAGAATTTGATACGGGTTTCTGTCAATTGTAATTGAGATCTGATGTCTGCCACATCTTTGTGATTGTTGATAAACCATTTCATGCTTCCTGCTCCTTCAAAAAAGTTCTAATAAAATATCATTGTCATCCAATTGCATTTCTAATTCAATTCCTTTTGCTTGAATAAATTTACACATGTTATTGATGATGTCATCGATCCGGCTTTTGTCAATGCTTGTATTTTTCATTGTAAAGGAATGAATGTATTTGTATTGCAATTCAATATTGATGTCTTCCAATGTCTTGAATTTTGTAGATAAATATGGGAATTCAAATACAACATATTGAATATCGGTTGCATCAAAAAGTCTCAAATAAATTTGCCATTGTAAAGAATCCAAATATCTATCAATGCTGAATGAACCCCATGTTGTTTTTGCTTCCATCACTTTCTTGCCTACCAAATAGTCTGCAATACCTGTGATTGCAATATTGCCTATGCATGATGAAAACACCTGTCTTGTCTTGACTTCATGCATTCCATCTTTGAATAGTGACCTTGCATGATTGACTTGATCTTGATTGAAAATTGCAGGGCATTCAGCACCCTGCAATTCAATCAATGAATGAAACATGCTGCCCAATTCCATTTTCAAATTCGGCTCACCACGTCTCAAAAGCGTGTCCATGATTTGCTCTTCTGTCAATATGCCATTGACATATTTCCAATAAGAATCAATCTGTGTTGCTGATACTTTTATCATGCCACTTGCCCTCTGAATTGTTTTGTGGATGCATCGAATTCCAATCCGGAATTGATTGCATGATTCAGGAGTGCATTCCATACCTGTGTCTTTTCACCTTTGCCAAATCCACGGCTGCCAAGTGATTCAAAGAATGAATTGAATTCATCAGCACTTTGGCAATTGTGAGCTTCCCTAATGGTTGCTTTGATTGTGTCAATTGCCTTTGCCTGTGATATTCTATTTTCATTGAATGCCTTTTTGGTATCATCAATGATTTGTTGCAAGAGCATTCCCATATCATTGTAGTGTGGAATTGCATAGGGTTGCAATTCAGCACTATTTTTTCCGACCTTCCAATCACATGCATTGAAATCAATGATTGTTTGTCCTTTTGCATCTTTGTGCAAATAGCCAATCATATCAGACTTCGCAATGATCTGGTCATATGAAGAACCTTCTGCCAATGGCTTGACTCTTCTCTGCTCACCTTCAATTGATTCTTTGCTGTGCATGATGAAAACAATATTGATTCCAAGCGAACGGATGAATTTATGGAATGATGTAAACTCAGTTTTGATCTCACCATACATTTGCAACTTCTGTGTTTCCAATCTCGGCTTTGTTTCAATCAAATAGTCTTTGATGGATTCAATCATTGCACCCGCTGTGTCAATCACGATTGTATCATATCCTGTCAACAATGCACGCAATTTGGATTCCGTTGCAACTTCCTTGAATGATACCCTTTCAAAAACATCTGATGATAATTTTGACCTTTGGTGACCTTCGTCAAAATCAAAAACAATAGCATTCTTTGCTGTATTGCCAAGCGTTGTTTTTCCAGCACCGGGTTCACCATAGATTGTGATGGTGAATGATTCAAGTTTCAATGATTCGTCTTTTTTAGTTACCTGCATTTTCATGCTCCTTTGTGAATAGTTTTTCTATTTCCATCCTGTCAATCAAAACCATTTGCTTATTCTTGATTGACTTTTGATATTTGATCTTCTGCAATTTAGGCGCAACAAACCAAATATGCTTGCCTTTTTTTCTTTGCCTGCCATGACAAAGGAATTGGATATACCTTTGACTGACTCCGAATTCTTCTGCTGCTTCTGATGTTGTCATCCATTTCTTACTTGACAATAGGCACCTCAAAATAATGCTTGATAATATATTCAACCAAAATAATACAGAACAAAAGCATCGTGCCACCAACAAAGAATTCAACATCAGCACGATATTTTGAAAATCTTTTTTTCCAATATTCTGCCTCTTCTGCTTTGTTTTCAAATTGCTTGTTCATGTTCCTGCTCCTGTATTGTATTAAGTTCATCATAAATTGCAATCCATTCATCAACCAATTCAGAATAAGATGGGGATGATGTTTTGTCCTGCAAAAATTTTTCATTGGCATAGATTTCCAATTCTCTTTCGTATTCATCCGGCATTGCATACTTAATAGCAATTGATGCTCGAATCCACCTGCCATGATACAGCACGCCATCGCGTGTTGAATCCAACCATTCATCATATGATGATGCATATTCATCAACATCAACCACAAATTTTTTCATCAATCTTTCAATGCACCTTTTTGAAAGTGTCAATGATTCAATTCTTTGTTCCGTTGTCATGGCTTATGCTCCTTTTGTTTTGTTAATTCTTTGATAATATACATACCATGTTGACGCCGAAACTGTTGGACTCATATTTTTTTGTTTTTTGCCTATCAGTATTTCAAAGGTATCATCAGAAACATTGTATTTTGACTTTACAACAGTATCAGAAAATATAGGTTGAAAATGAATTTCGCCATCCAAGGTATTTTGCATCATGGTGATTATTTCAGGATAGTTCTTTTTTATTGAACGAAGAACCAACTCATAATCATACCCAAAATATTCCCATTCAACTCCTGATGCGTATTGTTTTTTCTCTTTCGTTATCATGTCTTTGCTCCCAAAAAATGTTGTGCGTTATGGATGCGCACCCCCCTTTTTGTTACTTAAATAAAAATAATTACTTTGTCCGCGTATGCTGTTCCTGAAGAAATGCAGCTCATACCATTTTTGTCGATATAGTCAATTCCAAATATCTTACCATCTTCGGCATACGCTTTTTGTATTGTTTCTATATCCTTGTATTGCTTTTTGCAATGCTTCAGCAAACTGTTGTAAAGTTCGCCACCTTTCTTTTTTTCTACTGTTCTCATCTTTCTGCTCCTGTTTGTATTTGGTAAGTGTAAAAAAAGTTCCACAAAATCTGCCCGTCAAGTAACATCGGCACGATTGATTCAGGTCGCCAAAAACCTTGCAATTTATCAACGGCATATTCTAACAAAACTACTTCAGTTGTACCATCCTCTTTGCTTGTTCGCAAAACTGTTGTTTTTGTTTTGTTCACTCTTTTTTTCATGTCTCTGCTCCAAAAAATTATTGTGTATGTTTCAATTACAAATGCAATATAAGGTATATGCGAACCACTACCAAATATTTTTTTTAGTGCCTTCAAATAAAAAAAGCTAACTCATTGAATTTGAATAAGTTAGCCATCAAAAAAAAATTTTAATTTATTTCATTATGGTGGAGCACCGCCACCACCACCAACTTCCTGTGTCAAATGTGCATAGGATTCCGTGACATCAAATATTTGTGCATCATTCATCACTATTTGCCGATATATGTCAAGCTCATATATGGCATTGACATCCTGTTTATTGATGATTGATGTTGTTCCTGAATTAACATCTGTGATTGTTATTGGCATGATGAACCTTAATCAATATGCATAATTGCAGTGCCTGTGATTTTGGCTGTGCTATGGAATGTGTATGCAGCCCTAACTTCCGGCACAATGTAAATTGATGTTGATGTTGCTTGCAATCCATAAGGGATATTGACTTCTGCTTGAATGAATGCAGCAGTGGATGCACCTGTGATCCAATTGGCATTTGCCACTTCAACATATCCAATGGCAACATCAAATTGTGCTTTTGTAAATGCCTGTGGTGAATTGCGTGATGCAGGTGTGATGACACCACCAAACAACCACAATCGCAATGATGGTTTCTGCAAAGTTCCTGATGTAGATTCAGCCAAATTGATACGAATAAGCCTTCCCGTGTCACCTGCAAAGCGTGATGCATTTGGAATTGCAATTGCTGCTGATGTCAATATATCGTTTGTTGCATATGCAACCGTGTCGAGTGTGCCAAAATCAAACAATGAAACAATTTTTGATTCACCTGTTTGTCCTGAATAAAAAATAGGCATGATGATTCCTTAATTCGATGGAGTGATAGAGTACAGTCTTTGCGCTTCAAATAAGTCTGCTAATTTGACAACATTCAATGTGCATGTTGTGTTTGCATATGTAAAGGATGCAAAACCCATTGTGCCATGAATGTTGATTCTGAATCCATACCTGCTTCCGGCACGATTTACCGCTTCAACTTGATTTGGCAAATTGATGACTGTGGTTGCTTTCAATGAAACATGCTTATTGGTATTCAATACGTCAATATAGTATGAATAAGATTCAGTATATGCGGCACTGCTGACATTTGTAGTGACTGACAATGCATAGTCTTGTGTCCCCTGCACTGCTGTTGAATAAAAAAAGACATTGACAAGATACCATCCGGCTTCATTGACATAGACAAAGCGGTCGCGTGCATCATAGAAGAAATTGGAATTGATGATATTGACTGTCCGGAATGCAATGCCTGTATTGGTTGCCAATGATGCTGTTCCGTTCAATGCAAAGTCAGTGATGCCAAACATACCAAATGGATAATTCTGTGATCTCTTATGAGCTTCTGATGCAGCTGAAATTGCACTTGATCTTGCAATGCCAATTGCATTTGCCATTTTCCCATCAATCAATCCCTGTGTTGAATCAGCAACTTGATCTTGGAATTCCAATTCAGCATTTGTCAATTCACTGATATTTGAAGAAGCAGGAAATGCCAATTGCTTTCTGCCGATTCCTTTTGGTCTTAATGGTTCATTGTATTTCATCCATACATCCTGACTGATATGTCACATGTTCCTGAATAGACATCAAGTTTATGTTGCGTGATGACCCCTGTTCCTGTATTAGCATTGTATATTTTTGTGATAAGCGGATTCAAGTCATTCAAATTTATTGTGCAATTTGTTCCAACATCTTCAAATCCAACCAATGTATGCTTTGCTTTGAATTCAACAACACATTGCTTTGCATCACCTAATGATTTTACAATACCTTTTGCAATTGTCAATGGCAATCCTGCATTCTGCTGTTCAATTATCATTTGTGTATTGACTTCACCATCAACTTGATAAATTGGATATGTCAATTGTATTGCATCTGTATTTGAATACTTGAATCTGCATTCAGTATCAACTTTTTCAATCGACCCTGAATTGTTGAATAGAATAGTTCCTGCATTGATTGCGTTTCTTTCATGTATCACTGATCCCGCTGAGTCATATCTACTTGACATTTTTCTATTTGTTGCACTTGGTAAATTATGGAAAATTAATTCCACATCTTTGCCATTGTCTGATGATGTGCCTTCTTGATATGGAAATGTCTTAGTGTCCTTTTCACCTTGCAAAGTGCTGACTGATGATTCAGCTGATTTGACAGTTTCTTGAAATAATTTGAATTTAATATCTGAATAGATGTTCTGTGAATTAAATGTGATTCCCGAACCTGTCAATGGTCTAATGAAATCAGACGTATATGCAATTCCAAAGAATCCATTGACTGATGAATATGACAAATTTAACCTATAAATTTCAAGAGAATTTTCAACAAGTGCCGTGAATACTTCGTAGAAATTATTGAATTTTCCAAATGCAGTATTGTCATAAATAGCACCACCCAAACGCCTTCCCGTTCCATCAGCTTGCCATTGAATAATCTCATTGACAAAAGCAGGTTTTGTAATTTGCATTCCATAAGTATCATCAGCATACAGCCTTTGCTGATAAAAAGTCCATGCCTTTGCAAATAGAATCGGCACTGTTGCAACTGATGAAACATTCCATGTGATTGATCTCATGACTGATGTCAACATTGTATCAATTTGTGCTTTCAAATTTTCAAAAGTGTTGACAGTAAAATTAAATTTATCAATTGCAAAATCATATGCAGCATTCCCACTTAATGCATCAGGCGAAGTATAGAATGCCGTCCCTATTTGTATCTTGTCATATCTCGCATTGCAATTAGCACTATACGAATTCCCGTAATCTATTGAATATGGATCTTGAAACAACATATATTCTGCCCAGTGAATAGCTTGGATTTGTTCTGTCATGGAACGCAAAACGTCAAAGCATTCAATTTTCATCATGCAGACATCAGACAATTTAGTGATTGTCAATTCATTCTCTGCTGAAAACTTTTGGCATCCAATGAAAATTGGTCTTGCACCACTGCCATCATTGACCATCAAAATAAATGTATTAAATCTATCAAATTGAATTGATGCAGTGCCCTGTGGTTGCATTGTGCCATTGGATTGGTATGCAACACCCGTTGCTACTGTTCCACGCAATAAGCATTCACGCAATTCATCAAATGAATTTGTGCCCTGCAATGCTGCAATGTTGACATTGATTGACATGACCTGTGAAACTAATCCGGCAGGAATCTCACCAAGCTCTGTTTCAATCTTTATGTCTTTCATCAGAAAATCATCAGGCAATTCCACTAATGTGAAGTCTGTCAATGTTGAAAGATTTGCTTGGCTCACTGCTGCATTGGCATTTGATGGCAAAATATACAATGTATATTGCCATCCCTGTTCATCTGTGAATTCAGAATAGAATCTATTATATGGCATGTTAAACCCTTGCAGCCAAATCGCGTGAATAGCAAGTTAATATCAATTTTTCATTTCCTGATGTCCATTGTTTTTCATTTGATATTTCACATCGAACAAAAACAAACGGAATCAATCCGGCAGTCCTTGGAAAGTTTGTCGAATCACGATACCTATCAGGCAAAACTTTTGGAGCATCAGGTGCATTGATGCGAACAAATTTTCTTTGCAATACAGTATCCAAAAGAAACATGATTGAATCAGTATTCAAATATGTTGGTGGATTGTCAATCCATGTTGAATTCGGAAAGCATACAACCTCTAAAGCCCTGCGAATCCTTCTCTGTGCTATTTCCCTACCCTGCATTGAAACATCAGAATCAGATTCAATATCAAATGATGGGAACATTCCAAAAATTGGAATCTGAATTGCAGTATATGTTGCATTGCCTACGCTAAATGTATCAACATCACAACCTTCAAATTTCACCCAAAATCTTGACATCAAAATCTCCTTTGGTTTCTTTTGCGATTAGATTCAATCATTGCAGTGATTGATGTTCCATCTGCTTGCAAAGTTCCATGAACGGCAACATTGGTATTACGATTGATTTGCACGCCCAAACCTTCCGTTGTTTTTCGCAATTGCCTGATCTCATGAATCAATTGTCCGTCTTCACTTACCGATGTGTGACTCATTTGCATTCGATAGAATTCCCTAATTGGCAATCCTGTTTCATTCATCCACTTCAATTCATCTATATTGTTTTTAGTGGCACGTGCCGTAATAACTGATTCACCTTTTGATAGCCATGCAGGAATTGAATCCGATGTTTCTGTTCCATCACCATCCAATGCAACAACACCATCTTTGAATCCGGCTGATGATTGTGCGGCTGCGAATAATCCATACAATGCAGCAGTCAATATTGCTGTTGTTGCAATACCGCCAATTCCTTTTGCGAATTCTTCCCCTGCAATTCTTGCAATAAAAATAGGGATCATTTTCTGCAATGCTTCAAATGCTAATTGCACTGTGACTTTTCCAAAGTCTGCCAATGTTGCTTTTCCTGATGCAGCTAATGCTGCAAATTGCATTGCAGCTTTTCCTGCAAAGTCTTCAAGAATTGATGTCCTGAATCCATACACATCTTCATCATTTTTTGCTGCATCCGATTGTGCTTTCTCCAACTTTTGTTGTGCATCAATGAATGCTTGTGTTCCTTCTTGCCCTGCTAATTTTGCAAGTTCCCTTTGTGCATCATTTCTTTTTGCATCCAAAGCAACTTGCTTTTGTTGTCTTTCCTGTGCCTGTGCCGTAAATTTATTTCCTTGGTCTGTTAGGATTTGTGATATTGCTTTGTCACCTGCAAGTTTCAAATCCTTCAACAATTGGTCTCCAAGTTTTTCCTGCTCTAATCCTGCGTCAATTCTTTTCTGCTGAATCTCTGCAATCTTTGCTTGGTATTGTTCAAATGTAATTGACCTGTCTGCCAATGATTTTTCCAAGTCACTTTCTTCATCATCCAATGCCTTTTTCTTTTCTGCTCTTAATGCTTTGCCCGCTTCTCTTTCTTCAATTAATCTACTGATGCTGAATTGTTCCATCATTGACATTTGAATTCCAGATTGAATACCAAACAAAATATTGTTTTGTCTATTGTATTCTTGATTCAATCTTTCACGCTCCAAAAGATATGCAGTTTCAAGTTCATCAAGTTTTGTGTAGTTTCCTTGATTTTCTTTTTGCTCTGCTTCAAATTTGACACGCAAATCAAACAGTGCTAAATCCAATCTGCGTTTGTTTCCATCTGTTTGTCTTTCAATTGCAACACGTTCAATGATGTCTGCTGCCTGCGTTTCAATCAATTCCCTTTGCTTCAAATTGTCTTCCAACAACTTTTGAATATCTGCTTTTTGTTTTTCATCAGCACTGATTGCAATAGCATTCAATTCATCATAGGTAGTTTGCAATTTCGTTTTTAATGCTTCCACTTGTGTATTGAATTCTGCATCAGTAACTGTGAATGCAAACTTTGTTGACAATGTTTCCGGCACTGCTTTTTTCAAATCATCGGCTTCCCTTTTCAATCTTTCATATTCAGCTTTGAACCCTTCCGCTGTTTCCGTTGCTGAAATCTTATTCAATTGCAATCCAACCGTTGCAATTCTTTCTTGCAAATCAGTGTAGAATTTTGCTGCCTTTTCCCTTTCTTGATCTGTTCCCTTGATTCTTGAAATTATTTTACCATCTGCTGTTTTTTCAATTTGTGCTATTGCATTCAAATTGTTTGTTGTTTCACCAAAATACGTAACCTGTTGTCTTTGTGTTGATAGCAACAATTCCAATCTTTGCTTTTCTGATTCCAACAATTCCTTTTTCTTTGCAATGCTGACATCCGTTAATCCTTGCTCAACTGCTTCCTGCTTCGCTGAAGTATCATTGTTTTTTTGCAATAGCTTTTCTGCATTTATTAAATCTTCAATAGCTGCCAATTGTTTATTCTTATTGGTGCTTTTTTTCTTTAGCGTATTGGCATCATTGTCATTTTCATCTTTGTCTAACTTTTTGATAACTTCACTTGTTTCAACATTTTTCTTTTTGTAGAAATCCAAATATTGTGCTGCTTGTACTGATGCATTTCTAATGCCTGCCACAAATTGTTGTTGCTTCTCTTCGCCACCAAATCCGGCTGCACCTAATTTATTTGCAGTTCTAATAAGTGCCAATGTGGCTGCATCAATTTCTCCTGCTGTTCCTGCCTTGTAAACTGCAATCTTAAATTTTTCAACTTCGTTTGTCAGAGCTGTTGCACCACCAAGTAATGTTGTTGTTGATGAATACAAATCACCAAGAGCCAATTCCCTTTTTCCCCTTATGACTTCCCTTGCAGCTCTGTTGAATTCCTTTTGAAGTTCAGCACTTTGATCTCGCAATTTTTCTAATTGCTTTGTTGATGACTTTCCAACTTCCGTGACTCCATTCAAATTTTCTTTGTAAGATTTTGTTGCATCAATCAGCTTTGGATATTTTTCTTCTAATTTTGATTGTATTTCTTGCAATCGCTTTTGCTCTTCTGCTGTCAATTTCGATTTGCCTGCCAATGACTGAAATTCATTGACAAGTGATTGCGTCTGAATTTCTCCCTGCTGCATTTCCTTATTCATTTGCTGCTGCGTTTCAATATTCTTTTGCTGTGCTTCTGCATTTGATATTGTTTCTTCTGCCGATACATTCATGGCATCAGCAATTGCAACAATACCAACAACTGCTGCTGCGGCTGCTGCTGCAATCAAAAATATAGGATTTGCCAAAAGTGATGCAGTAAATGTCACCACTGCTGAATTTGCAAGAAATGTTGAAAGTGAAAATGCTTGAAATCCTGCTGATGAAGTGAATGCCGCAATACCTGCTGCTGCTAATCCAATTGCAATTGGTGACAAAACAACTGCTATTGTTGAAAAATTATCAAATACAAATTTCACAATTGGTGTCAATGCTTGAAATGCTTTAATCAATCCAACTTCAATTGCTGCCTTGACTTTTGAAAATCGTGATGCCAATGTGTCCTGATTGATTGCAGCTTGCACTGTTGCTTCATTTGTGCCCGTCACACCTTCTGTAAACAATTTGATATTGTCAACTTGATCCAACAAAATCCCTGCTGCTGATGCATTTTCTGCACCAAACAATTTTCCTGCTGCTGCTGCTTTTTCGGCAGGGTCTTTGATTTTGTCCAATCCACCTTTCAACATTTCCAATGCTGATGCAAGACCGCCACCATCTTCCTGTGCTGTTGTGAGTGCTGTGCCCAATTGCTTGTATGAAAGCCCAACAGATTCCAATACCTTTTTTTGTTCCCCACCACCATCAATCAATTTGCCAATCACATTCCGAAGTGCAATACCCGCTTCACTTCCAACCTTACCACCAATGGCAAGACCTTGAATTGCAGCATTAGTTTCTTCAAATGACAATCCTGCACCTTTTGCTGCAACCCCTGCTTGCAAAATGGCTTCCGATACCTGTGGAATTTCTGCTGCTCCAACTTTTGCTGATGCTGCCAAAACATTGATGAACCTTCCTGATTCCTGTGCAAGTTTTGCAGGGTCTGATGCATCAACACCAAATTGCAACATGGCATTTGACAATGCATCAACAGATTGCTTTGCATCCAATCCTGCTGCCTTACCAAGAACATTCACTGATTCAGCAACAGTGCCAAGTGCTTCGGGTGTCTTTGCCAAATCCGGTCCGAATTTTGAAAGCACTGTTTGGAATGCTTCCAATTGCGTTGTTGCACTTCCACCAAATTGCAATGCCAAATCCTGTGCCCGTGTTCCCAAATCATCAAGACCTTCGCCTGTCACACCCGTCACAGCAGAAACAGATTGCAATGCCTTTTCAAAATTGCTTCCAGCATCAATTGCATATTGTGCTGCCTGTAATAAATTGCCCTTGACATCCGCTGCAAAATCTGCTGCAAAATTTCCTGCAAATGAACCTTTGAATGCATCACTGAATTTTGATTCTGCCTGTGTTGCTGCTTTTGCTGCTTCCTGCACAATCTCTTGAAATCCCTCTTCTGCTTCCTTGGTGTCAACACCAACTTTCATTGTTACGTCATTTGCCATTTGCTATCCTTTGAAATTGCGTTCTTTGTGGTATGTCAAGTTCATTGCATACATTCGATACATTTGCAATCTACTCACTTCATTCCATAGATGATGGAATTCTGATGCACTGCCATTTGCTATGTTTCGGAAAATGAAATATTCATCAATGATTGATTCATCCAAATATTTTAATGCCAATGGCTCTTCATCATCCACATATTTATCATCATCAGGGTCATTAAACACAACCCATTCATTGACCATTTCAAAAACTTGTCTTGATTCGAGCCAATACATTCGCACGAAAAAATTTCAATTGTTCAAGGATGGAATTCAAATCCTGCTCCTGCCAAAATTCAGAATCCACATCAGACTTCAAAGCAGCCAAAAATTCTGCATCAGGATATTGTGCTTCAACCTTTTTCCAATTGATACATATTTTGAGCATGTTGAATATTATGCCAATTGTCTGTTCATTCAATGATATATGTTCAAAGATATTTTCCCTGACTGTTAACATGACTTCTGCAATAATTTCTTGCAAATGAAAATCATCCTTAACTGATTCCCATGCATCTGCACCTTTGAGCAAATTCACTTTGCCTGCAAAATATTCATCACCAATGATTCTTTTTTGCAATAAAGATTCATAGGCATTTTGTGCCCCTTGTGATCTTTCAAGTTCATTCAACAATGGTGTCACTTCATTGTATAGTTTCTGTGACAGAATTGTCTGCAATTCTATTTTGTATTCTTTGCTGTTGTAATAAATAGTCATAAATGCCTTTCAAATGCCCGTGGTTGAACAAAACAAAAGACAGGGCACATTTCTATGCCCTGCCATATTACAATCAATTTAGGATGCTGTGAGCCACAGTTCAACATACCCGCGATCTTCGGGGATTGTTACGTATGTTCCAGCGCCAAGTGTGATGAATTTACTTTGGAATGCAGTTGCAGGAACGGTGACAAATGCGTCATTGTTGACAATTTCACCACTAACTTTTGGTTTTGTGTATTTACCTGATTCCATATCAAATGATCCAACATCCTGTGCCAATTTGCAAAGCATGATGACAACCTTTCTTTTGTTCTGATATGCAGGAACAGTGCCTGCATATTTTGCACCATATGTAATTTTGCCAAGTGTTTGCGATGCTGCCGTTGCAGAATTAAATTTCACACCATCTTCATATTCACCTGAATCCGATGCTGCCTGCGTTTGTGGTGCAAAGTCTGTCAAAAATGCAGTCAATGCAGGGTCATCTTCATTTTGATCAATTGTGAAATTTGTTCTTGTTACTGATGTCTTGATTTTCTTTGTGAGTGAAATCAATGGTGTTGTTGTGGTTGCCCAAACAGGAATGCCATTGGATTCAAACGCTGAAAAAAAGTCGGTGTGGTTTGCGCCTCCAACTATCATAGCTTTATCCTTGTGTAAAGTGTTGAAATGTTCGTATTAAATAAGTCCAAACTCTTTGAGTCGGTTTTCTTGTATATTCTCGAATCAGCAATTTTGCGTTTCTCTCTGCTTTTGGTGTGAATGATTCTTTTTCAATTGCATATCCATCATGAATCAGAATGATATTCGTATCATGGAACGGCAATTCATCACACTTGGTTGTTGGCACTTCATGACAAATGCCTTCCCATTCTATGCCTGAATTCTTTTTGAACAATCGTAAATTGTGTGTTGCGTATCGCTCCCTCACAACTGCATTTTCAGGTTTGTCAAATGTGATGCCTGCAATGGAAGTCCATCCGGCTACACATCCTTCATCATCCATTGCCTGTATTTCATCTATGACATCTTGTGGATGATTGGCAATATATTCATCAGAATCAATATGCAATACCCATTTGCCTGATGCATAGAAGTCCATTTTGTTTCTGATTGCACTGAAATCAAAATCCACATCATAGGATTTGTATTTGTATTGCAATGTCACAATCTTTGGAGTGTCTGCAATCAATTCAAATTGTTCATCATATTCATCAACCTGCTGAATGACACATGAAACAATCTGCACATCTTTTGGCAATCGTGAAATCAGCATAGATAGATTGCATTCCTTTGGATGCATGATGCATACTGATAGCAATTGTTCTGTCATGTAATCCTTGTATAGAAAATCCTGAATGTCATCAATGTCAATCCCTTTGTTTCATCATCAGAAAATGTCACTGGTTCACTGCCAATAAAATGAACAGGCGAAAATGTTGTTGTTTCATAGTCTGATACATAGCTATCCAACTCTAAATCAGTCAGGCACCATTCCACTTTTTCTGCCAAGTCTTGCATTGCATACCGCAATGATGCTTTGCCAAGTGTCGGTTGCTTCTTGACTGCATTTCCAAGCAAAAGATAGATGTCTATTTTTCCTAAATCGGAAACGGCTGCCATGTTTTCCAATGCTTCCGTGAATCTTTCATCCGTGCTTCCATAGATTCCAACATAGTCAAATTGATATGACTCATATTTATGCAACAGGATTTGTTCATATACCCTCACGCCTGACATCGTGCCAAGTTTTTCCGTAATGCTATCCGTCAAATGTTTTTCTCTTGACATATTATTTCCTTGTCTTGTTTTGCAAGTCAATGATACCTTGAATGATTGCCTGTTTCATTTGCTTTTCAAATTTAGGTTGCCCATTTTTTTTGAAGTCTTCAATTGCAGGATTCCAAAATGGTCTTGCTTTCATATTGATACCACCTTTCTTTTCAATTGACAATGCAATGATTTTGAAAAACGGTGCTTTTGTTTCCATATACTTACGCCAAAAGAATTGTGCCATCACATAGGTTTCTCTTTTCCTTTTGACTGATGATGCTCTTTTGATTGCTTTTATGAAACCACCTGTTTCATGAATTCTTGCATAGGATATTTTTGTTCCATATTCAAGTGTGAATTGACCGCCTGATTGTGAAGAGCGGTAAATATTATTTTTATTATTCTTGATGAATGATTGAAACAACTGTCCCGATACGCTATACAAATTGTCCGTCTTATTGAATACGGGTGCCCGCGATGTTGCACCACCCGTTGCACCTTGATTCTTGATAAACTTTGCAATTGACAATTGCATGAATGCAGGAAACTGTTGCAATTGATCCGCAACAACAGGTCTGATGACTGATACAACTTGATCTTTTGTAAACATTAGACAACCGCAATTCTATACTTGTCAAAATGCTTTTCCCATTTGATGTCAGTGCTGATGGATGCATTGATGTTTTGACCGGCTCCACCTGTTGCAACTGAATTTAATCCAAACCAATTTCCACCTAATGCCGAATTCTTGTATATCCATGATGCCATTTCTGTGATGCCTTGCAATATATTATTTGGCATCGTAGCATCCGAATATCCTGTGGACAATTGTGCCCTGAATTGTCCGGAATTGATATTGCGATAAATCACAAAATTCAATCCATTGTCCTGTGAATAAACATAATTCCCTGCCGATACATTTGCAAAGTTTCCGAATTCATCAGAACGCCATTGCAATCCTGTCAGTGATGTGTTTGCATTATAGGGAATGTATTTCCACCTGTGTTCACTTTCCAAGCCGTGACGGGCTTGTGAGTGCGAAAAAACATAGTTCACAACAGATGCTCGCAATGGCTGACCACAATAGGATTCAGCCATTGCAAAGCATATGTCAAATATATCATCAATCCAAGCATACAAAACGGCGTCCTCGGCAGTTTGATCGCCTGCCAATTCTAAATTGTTGAATTGAAAGAATGATGTTTGCAACCTTGGATATGCCGTTGAATAACTCATAATTTGTCTGCCTTTTTATCAGATGATTTTTTTGTTGATGTGGATGCTTTTCCTGCATCCTCTTTTGCTACGTGTCCACTTGCTTCCAACTTCGCAAAGTCTGCATCATTTAATTCAGTGATACGACCTTCTTCCAATCCGGCAAATGGTTTCAAAACTTTTGCATGAATCATGATTCACCATTATGTTGTTGATGTTTTGAGAACGCCAATTGCTGATGGCGCAGGGAATGCAATTCCAATTGATTCTGTCACCATGATGCCACGCTGTTGTGTGCCACCCAAACCTGTTGCTGCAAAATATTCTTTGTATTCATCAACAGTGATGTCTTCACGAATTCCAAGAATTGAATATTGTGAGAAGTCTGCATATACTGCTGATGCTGTATTTGCTGCTGATGTTGCAAAAAGTGAATCAGGAACAACATGCATAGGGCGACCTGTTGGTGTCACATATGTATTGTTTTCCAAAGCTGTCAATCCAATTGATGTCACTTCCAAAGGACGTATCATGTCAAAAATTGGGCGACCATTCACTGCATCTGTTTCTTTCAACAAATAGCCAAATACAGATTGTGGCACAACAAACACACCATTTGCACCAACGCCTGAATTCACACCAAGTCGAAGGTTGATGAGATCCTTCCATGATATATCTTCAAATGCATCTTTGCCTGAATTGTTTGCACCACCCTGACGGATGACTGATGTTCCTGACAAGATTGTGCATCCTGTGAATTCGGGTGCATTTCCTGTGCCTTTGAAAAACTGCTTGTCTTCTGCTTCTGCAATTGCCTGTGCCAAGCCTTGAATTGTGTAGTCAAGAAAAGCAGGTGTTGCATCACGCAATTGCTCATCAGACACAATGCATCCACCAACAATTTTCTTTGCTGTGAGTGCTGTGCCTGTGTAGAAATTTGCACTGTCTGTCAATGTGAGTGATGAACCTTCTGCAACAACGGCTGCACTGAATGCACCTGATGAAGTAATGTTTTCAGTCTTACCGCGCATCGGATAGATTTTTGCCAATGCTCTTGCATATCCAAATCGGTCTGCAAAAGACATGATTTCTTCAACCCAAAATTGTGGCACCGCAAAACCGCCCTGTGCATTTGTGCCTGTGTTGAAGTTAGCACGTGTCACATATTTTTCATTGGCTCTGTTTGCAATGTCTTCTGCTTCACCAATCTTTCCTTTGGTTATTGCAGTGATGTAATTACCAACGATGCGTGCCTGCTCATTCTTCTGGTCATGGTCTGCTTTGACCTTTACATATCCAACTTGCGGTGCATTCATTGGATTGATGTTTCTAATTTTCTCTGTTGCGATTTCATTCGCACGGGATTCGATTGCTTTTGTCAAATCCTCTTTTGTTGTTGTTATGATATTGCTGTTCATTGATTGTCCTTTTTGATTGATTCCAAAATTTCATCTGCTGTCAATTTCTTAATTGTTGCAATTGTGAAACCACGCTCTGTGTTGATTGCTTTTGTGATTTTCTTATTGCCTTCGTTAATCATTCCAACGCCTTCCATAATCAATGCCATTGTTGTTGCACTGATTTTTCTTCCGGCACGGGTTTCCAATTCAGGTGATTTGTATTCATCATATCCTGCTTCGGGTGCTGTTGGCTCTGCTGTTGCAGGTGCAGGTTCAACTTGCGGTGCAACTTCTGCTGTTGCATCAGGATTCAAAATGGATAGCACTTTTTCTGCCATTGCCATTGTTCCTTCTTCTGCTGCTTGTGTTGCCAATGCTTCATCAATTGCCAATTCTTCTTTCAAGAATAGCAATGCTGCTTCTTGAATGACAGGTAGCAATTGTTCTTGGATTGCAACAACTTGTTCAGGTGTTAGCATTCTTTTGATTCCAATTCGTTTCAAAATCTGTTTATATGTTTTTTCTTGCTGATTCTCAAATGTCTTTTTGATGAGTGCATCCCTATTTGCAGGGATTGTGACAATGCTGAATTCAACCAATTCAGATTTGGTATATGTTGTAACTTTGTCACCTTCAATTGTCTGTTCTGTTTGTTCAATCGGAATGATGCCAACACTGACTGCATTGACAAATCCATTCTTGATTTTGTCATTGATCTTACATGCTTTTTCATCATTCATATCCAATTGGATTGTAGCTTCTAAATTTTCACCATTCAGGAAAAAGCCAAGACATTTCCCTATTGGCAAATAGTCTGATTTGTGATTTATTAGCACGACAGGATTGCTCATGTATGCTGAATAATCAATGCCGGATGGCACAATGATGGTGCCGTATCTATCCACGTCAGGTGTGCTGATTGTGAATGACCATATGCCATCATCTTTTGGTTCAGTGTATTCATGCTCTGCATCATAGCCATCACGCTTGACAAGAGTGAATTCACGGTGGATGATATTACTCATTGAAATTCCTTTGTTTTGTTTTGCCTGCTCTTTATCTCTGATGTTTTTTGACCATACAAATCCCGCATCACCACCCCACAATCCCCATGCAACGCGACCTGCCGATGGGTAGCCTTTTTCATCAGGTTCAAATCCTTCTGCTTTTTTGTCAACTTCATGCCGTGCAAAAAAAGAATACATGCGAATCACAGTATCATATGATAAGTTTTCACCTGCCACAATTTGTCTTGCACGAATCTTTCCAACACGCGTACCACCACGCCTGCCTTCATCAACCCAATCAAGAGCACGCTGTGCTTCGATCTTCATGCCTTTTGTTGGTTTATACCCTGCCATGATTATTGCACCGGAAAAAGATAGCATCTGCACCTTACTACATTTGATGCTTTGACTGTCGTGCCACCTTGTGATTCACCTGCCGGTCTGTCAATCAATGAGCCGTCACCAAATTTGAACCATCCAAGTTCATTTTCAACTTGTCCATCAATCGCTTGGTGTGATGGTCTCACTTTTCCATCTCTTTGTGAATTCCACATTGATTTAACTTTGAATGATTTGAACACCGACTTTTGTGTTCCTGTGGTCACTGATGTTGCTGTTGTTTGTGCAATCATTTGCACACGTGATGTTGAAAGTGTTTTGAATTCTCTTTGCAAAATCTCTTCAATCACTTCTTTTGGTTGTGTTGCGTTTTCTGCAATTTTTTCAATGACATCCTGCTTTATCAAATCCATAGAATCACTCACGGATGCAACAATTTTTGCATTCAATTCCCTTGACATGCTTTGCAATTGCTGTCCAAGTTCACCTGTCAAATCCTCTTTGCCCATGCCAAAATCTTTCAAGACCTTTTGAGTGATTTCATTGGTGGCACTATTGACAACCTTTTGCAATTCCTGTTCCTGCTTCGGTGTCAATCCATAGGAAACAACAGGTTCAGTTTCATTCTTGACTGCTTCAAATGTTTCATTACTAAATTCATTGACAAATGATTTGACAATAGTTCCAAGTTTGCCGGATATTGCCTGCGCCATTTCATCATATTGACGCCATGATTCTGCTTTTGCTTCTGCTGTTTGCATAGGGAATGAACGTGGCACAATAGCCATTTTTGCCCCCTGCAATCCTTTCTGTTGAACGGAAGGTGTCGAAGGGATATTCACTACTGTATCAATCGGAACCAAGCCATTGACAAGCATTGCCACATCACCACCATTCACGGAATCATATCCCCTTTCCCGTCTTGCATCATTGATTGTTTTGATGCCATATTTGAGTTCAAATTCTTCTTGTTTGATTTGGCTGTCAATATCCACAAATTGATAGGGCTGTGCCTGAATCAAGACATCATCTTCGAAACGTCTGAAATGCCTTGTTAATTCTTCTGCAATGTAAATTGCAACAGGATCAATTGTCTGCTGTCTGAAAACTGCATATTGCACTTCTGCTGTTGCACGATTTTGGAATTCTCCTGTGAGCATTCCCGATGGCACTCCAAACACCTGTGCAATCTGTGACCTGACATCTTTGCTGACTGAATCATATGAAATGCCAATTTGCATTTCAGGTGGTAAATTGATTGCCAATCCACCTGACAACAAAGCACGCAATTTATAGTTTGGCAACGCCTCATTCCATTGCTCTTTCAATGACTGCCATAACTCGCTATCAACATTTTCTGATGAAGTGACAACCAATGGTGGCACTGCATTGTTTTCAAATAGTCTTTGCAAATAGTCTGACACCTCGCCATCTATATTTGCATATGGCAATACTGCTGATACCAAACCACGCCCAAAGATATTCATGCCAATAAGTTCATCCGGCTTTGCTGATGATGGAAATATATTTGCAATATGACACACCTCTTTTTCAGGCAATTCAAATGCACCATCATTCGCGGATTGATAGATATATTTTTTGATGAAATTATCACCACCCCTGACAACTCTCATGCGTGTTGGATTCAATACCCATGTTTGCAATGGCACATCATGACCGAGTGTTGGTGTCCATAGAAAAACATTGCCATTGACATCGAACCAATTTGAAATGCCTTTCATGATTTGTGAATAAGTGAAATAAGGATTTGGATTTGACATGAGTCTATTAACCCAATGACTATTTGCCAATTCTTCCTTTTCCCAATTCAATTCCCTGTATGATTGCATATCAACTGACATGAGTCCATTGGCTCTCATTTGCAAGCAAGCAAAGACAGTTCCATATGCTGATACCTGCAATTCATTCCCTGACATTTGTGATGTCATTCCCCTGCCATCATTCAGGTATGCAATTGGTGATTTGTCACGCTTCGCAGCAATGCCACCTGCTATGAATTTTACTCTTTCAAGAATGTTGTTGTAAACTGACATATCAAATTCCTATACATAAACAGATGGAGTTTTCCGAATCGCACTGAATGCCATTGACAATGCATCAATCATATCATCATGTCTGTCTTGTTTCGTGCCTGTAAATGACAATAGTTCTTCTGTGAATTCAGGCATCAAATGTGGCACATGATATACCAAGCCTCTTTCGTATTTTGCTTCGATCGGTTGAAACCGAATCATTTTGTCTTTTGTAGATGGAATGCCAATCACATTCATTTTCGTGTTCCTTTTGAGTTCTTGCACCAACCATGCCTGTGCTTGATTTGATTCAATGGCAACAACTTTTGGCTTCCATTTGTTTTCCATTTGCACAATCTTTTCACCGATCTCTACAAATGACCATCTGCCACGAATCATGTCAACAATCACAATTTCCTTTTTCGCTGTGATGCCAATGACACATATTGCAGTGTAGTCTGCATTTTCCTTTTCACTGATTGCCAAATCCACGCCAATATAGTATGCCTGTGACTCCAATACATTTGATATTCTAATCCATTCTCTTTTGACTTTTGCTGCATCCCTATCAACATATTCTGCCAAATATTCCTGTGCAAATACAATTGATGGCAATATTGTTTTTTGTCTTTCAATTTCACTTGCGTCCATCAATGGATTCTCATATGTTGTATAGTGAAATGACTTCCAATCATCATATGTATTTTCAAAATTGTCAAGGTGGTGAAAATGATTCTTTCCTTTTGGTGTTGAAAAGAAATATGAATCACCTTTGTAATCAGTGAGCATTGGACTTAATACAAAATTCCAATCATCTTCTGCATTTTCACAATGTGCCCATTCATCACAAATAATTCTATGGTATTTGTTTCCACGCAATGAATCAGCACGCCAAATGCCTTTCAAATACAAATACGAATCACCAAGCCGGATTTCACCTTGCTTGCATTCAGCACCAACTTTCAAAAACATTTGCTGTGCTTCGTGTTCTCTTCCTTTCAATTCTTCATTCGATGGTGCCGTGTATAGCACCTTGCTTCCTTTGTTTTGTGCCATTGTTTCCAATGCCAATGCAAATGCCAATGTTGATTTGCCCCATCGCCTGCCACATCTAATTGTGTTGAACCTTTTTCGATTCATCAGCACTTGTTTCTGTGTTGGATGCAATGAAACATCAACCTGCATTCAAATCATTCCATTTGATTACCAATGAATCTTTGTCCTGCTTCTGTTCTCTTGGCGTTCCTGATAATCGTGCTGCTTCATCATCCGTTGCAATCAATTTCATGAGTGCAACTTGCAATGTGGCATTGTCTGATTGATACCACTTTTTACGCATGTTGGATTTCATGCTGATTCTATTTTTGTCCAACAATCTTTTTATTGTGTCGTATTCATCGGATTTCACAGGAAAGAAATTGTAGAAAGTGTCGCGATGGATAGGCAATAAAGATGTGACATCATCAATGAAAATCAAGTGATGTTTTTCAATAAGTTCCAATGCATCTTTCAATATTTTCTTTTTATCGTATGCCATTACTTTGATAGCCATTGCAAATAAATTTGATGTGCAATCTGTGCCGTCATAACAGGTGGAACAGACATACCAATCAAATACTGTGTGTCAACTGATTTGAAATTGTAATCCATAGGGAATGTGCCGATCTTGCACAAATTGTTTGCTGACAGTCTCTGTGGCTTTACCGGATGCAATACTGCGCTTCCTGCATCAGCAACTATGGTGTTTGGGGTTTTATCATAAGACAGTTTTCTGCATCCAAAATAATTTCCCTTTGAATGAACCTTAGACATGTTTTCACCTGCTTTTGCTAAATGCCATAATTCACGCAATTCAAATCGTAATTCTTTGCCGTTGCTTCCATCGTCAATGTGCCTAAATAGTATTGCATCTTCATTAAAATTCAAATCTAATTTTGGATATTGTAAATCTTTTCTTTTGCACACAAAGAATACCCTTTCGCGCCTTTGTGGCACTCCCATTGATGCTGCATTCAAAAGAAACAATTGCACATCATATCCGGCATCAATGAATGATTCTTTAATTTTTTTGACATATGATTTTGCATTGCCTGAAATCAATCCTTTCACATTTTCAGCAATCACTACTTTTGGCTGCAACTTTTTTGCAAGTTTTATGTAATCAAAAAACAAATCATCAAGTCTTTGTTTTACTTGACCTTCTGCAAATACTTTTTTTTTGCCCCAATCTTTTTCACGACTTCCTGCCATGCTGAATGATGAACATGGTGGACTGCCATCAAGCAAATCAAGATTGTACAATTCGTCAGGATATTCATGCAAATTTGCAAAGTCTCTGATGTCTTGTGTGTATAGGTATTTTGGATTGTGATTTGCCTTGTAAACATCCGCAATCTTTAGATCGATTTCAACACCGCCTAAATGATTGAATCCTGCTAATTTATACCCCATTGTTGAACCGCCACCACATATGAAAGTGCCAAATACTTTCAATCCATGATATTCAATTCCCTTTGCAGGATATCCATCAGACAAGTTCCATTTGTACGGAAATTTATGCATCAATCATTTCCCAATAATTTCCACACTGCCTGTTCCGGTGTGGATGCTATTTTTGACAACTGCTCTTTGACAATCCAATATTCTTCTGATGTGTAATTCAGTTTTATTGTCATTTGTTCATCAAGTGCATCAATGTCTATTTCTTTATTCTTTTCAGAATAATCAACATCAACATTCACAGGCAATTCCAATCCCCAATCCTGCAATTCAATTGCATCCCATTCATTTGCCAATTGTTCATGATTCCATTCACCAAACGACAGATTGTCTTTAATGATGAATTCCTTTTGCTTTTGTTCATCCCAATCAACAATTTCAACATCTACCTCTTTGATGCCTGCTGATTGCAATGCCTTCAATCTCATATTGCCACCAAGTACAATCATATCAGGTGTGCATACTAATTTCCTGACAGATAGCATTTCAGGGAATTCCTGAATGCTCTTGACAAGTTTCTTGAATTGTTCATCTCGAATCACTCTTGGATTGTTTGGATTCGTTTTGATGTCTTTGATTTTTACTATCATCGTGCCATCCCTAATATGCCTATTGCCAAACCAACAACGAATGAAGAAACAATCCATGCAATGTCTGTTTCTTTTTCAACCTTTTCCACATTGATTTCCTTGACAATGATTGAATCCGGTCGTGGTTTCACAACCATTGAAAAAAAGGATTGTGACAAAGGATTGTGCGAAAATGCAACATTGATTGTGTCACCTGTGGTTGTGATGACTGAATCTGCCTGTGCAATGAATGCTGAATCACATGGAATTTGCTTCGTCAAATAGATTGTATCTTTGAAAGGTATCAAAATTGACTTCACACGCACATCAGGTTTGACGAAAACCTCGCGGGGCTGTATTCTTACCTTTTCTACTGTATCGTGCCTTACAATCGATTCCTGTGCCTTTTCTTGACATCCACTGCCTAATACATAACCAAGCAGCATTGTCAATGCCATCATTCCCAAAACAAGCCAATGGAGTGTCTTTGTCATTTCAGCACCTTTCCATCCTGAATTCTGATGTTTTGGAATTCGGAATCTTCATGACAAATGGCAAAACCGTGGTTGCTTTGTGAATATGGCATGTATGCTCTTTTGAGTTTTGACAAAGTTCCAATGACATCACACCTGATGAATTCACCTTCCAATGTTTTCTTTGTCATTGTTTGTGTCCTGTGCAAATGCCCCATGCATGTATTTGCTAATGTTTTGTTCAGCAACGTTGTTGCAGGAGATTGACCGCCATTTACTTTGATTTCATGACCATGTGCAATCCAAGTGCCATTGCAAAGCATCAATTGATTCGAGTCAACAAATTTGATGCCCTTTGCATCCAATTCCAACAATGATTGCCATGAAACAAGTCCGGCAAATTGATCGGCTTTTTCTTGTATGTATCTTTCAAGTCGGTTTTCATGATTGCCGACTTTGAAATACAATATTGCTTTTGGAAAAGTAGCACGCAAATTGTCAATGAAGTTTCTTGCCAATTGCAATTCAGTCGTGAATTCAATGTCATCTTTTCTTTTTGCCCATCGTGACAATTTATGCGCATCAATTGTATCGCCATTTAGCACAATGTTATCTACTTTCATCGTGCGTAAAAACTGAATGCAAGCTCTTATCGCTTCTATATCATGGAAGCCTAAATGCACATCACAAAGTATCGCCGTATTGCCTTCGATAACTACATGATCCGATACCTCCTCTTTGCCGTCTTGCATCTCAATAAGCCATTCAGGTAGATCCTGAAATGAATCCGTTTTGAGTCGGTATCTTGTCAACGCTTCGATCTCGTCTTCAGTAAGACGGTATCTTGCATTGCCTTTGCCTTTGCCTCCGATTTCAAGCTTATGCACTCTGCATCGAGCCTAATATGATACTTGCCGCTTGCTCTTCAATGCCATCAACTGCAG